ACTAGAAATGCTGAAATTGACGGCAGAGTGACATTTGATGATGCTTACAACAGTGGTAAGGGTGGAATAATTCTTAATCGAATTCATCATGACTCTTATATTGAATGCAGATTGACTTACGTGTATTTAGGTTCTTCTAATGCTGAAGCTGTTTTTAAAGTTCGACTGGTGTCTAATTTAGCAGATCCAAATACCGGTATAATTATTAGTAATCAACCAGTAGTCATAAAAACAGACAAAGAACAAACATCATTCTTATCATTTTATGGCGGTGGTATCGATGCTATTTACCCGCTAGTTGAACCTGATTCAACAAGTGATCTTCAGATAAATGGATTTTTAATCTCTGTTCTGGAGACACGATAATTTCCATTGAAAGAACTAGGAGAGCACCATGAGTTTTACATATGATCCCACTATCGCGGATGACATCTCCAAAGTTCGAAGTTTAATTCAGGATACTGTCGAGTTAACCGCTGATTTCCAAGATGAAGAACTTCAATTTTTCCTCGATATAAATAATGGTAATATCTATAAAGCCGCAAGAGAAGCTGCGTTCAGGTTGTATGTAAAATACTCTAAAATGGCGGATATAGAACAGGTCGGTAAGATTCGCCTTGAGTACGTAAGTCGTGCTGGAGCAATGAAAGACCTATATGACGTTCTTCTTACTGAAACAACCAAACTCTCAGGTAAACCAATGATGTACTTCGGAGGCATTACCAAATCAGGGTTCAATAAAAATCGATCCGACACTTCTCTTGTTCGTCCTGACTTCACTAAAGATTCTATATTGTTTGATCCTTGTGTTCCTGATTTGCCTGAAGATTGCACGGACATCATCTGATGGCTTATTTGATTGAAGATAACGCTGCGCTCAATCGTGTTTTATTAAGACTTCGATTGGCACAACTGAAAGAAGTTGAAATGGGTTCAATGGATGCTTCTCAGCATAGTACGTTTGATGGAACTGTATCTGCTCTCGCTACAATGTATGAATTAGGTTTTACAACAGAATCCGGTAAAGATGTAATTGCGTCATTTATGCAGCCCGCCGATTACTCAGCAAGACAGCCTCAAAGTAATTTGAATAATGCTTTACGACAAATGGTACCGCTCCTTATGCGAGGCAATATAGGCGTGACTGATCTTCTTGGTGAAGTAGGGTCCGTTCAATCTAGCGAATATCGTCAATACATTCTTGACAACAAAGTTCAACTCAGGAGAGATGGGCATGTTGTTTCTAAACCCGAGGGTACCCGATTAATTGAGACTGGTGAACTTGAAGATAGTATTGATTATGAGGTGAGATAGTGAATTTTCCATTAACGATCATGCGACAGTCAATAACTGTTTATCGTACAGCCGCTGGTACCCTTGATGCTAATGACAGATGGGTAGATGGAGCTGAGACAAACGAAGTTCATGCTCAGACATCAGTTCAGCCAACATCAGGTAGGGATTTATTAGTTCTTCCCGAAGGTGATCGATCAGACTCAATTATTAGGATCTTCGATATTAAACCTCTGTACACTGTAAATAAGTCTGCAGGTACACCTGCTGATGAAATTGAATGGTTAGGTGAACGATACAAAATTATCAATGTTCAAGTATGGCAGACTGGCATTATTGACTACTATGAGGCGTTGGCTGCAAGGGAGAGACAGTAATGAATCTAATTGCCCTTGAGAACGCTCTACAGTCGATCATAAAGCCTCATTTGGGTGCAGTTAGTATCTTTGCACCAACTAATCAAAACATGCCTGAACAGACGCTTCTGTACGCTACATATGACCTCCTGACAATCAATCATATTGGCAGAGTTCAAAGAGATGTAATTGATGAAGATGGTGATCGAAAATTCTATGAACACTATGAAGTTGTTTTTAGAATCATCGCATATGGTCAGAACGCAATTATAACTTTACAGAATCTAAGTTTAGCTTTATCTAAAGAGACTGTTACAAATGCTCTCGCTGAAGCAAATCTTTCATATTCAACAAAAACCGCTGTTCGTAGGTTACCTGAAGTCATATCTTCAAGATGGGAAGAACGCGCGCAGATTAATGTAACATTCTTCACATTAGATGAAGGTACAGAAAATATCGGATTCGTAGATAACGCAACCATCACAGGTGATTACGATGATGGTGATCATATCATAGTTTCCGAAATTAATAGATAATTCCATGGAGAAATATAAATGTCTGATATTCGTGATATTGTAGACGTACAAATCACCAAAGGGACTCGAACAATCACTCGTCAAGGTTTTGGTACTTTGATGGTTATCGTTGATGTTACTGATGGTGTTGCAACCCAAGGTTTCCGTGTGAAATCTTATTCGAGTGTAAATGAAGTTGCAGATGATTGGGCTACTTCCGATTTTGCTTACAAGGCAGCTACCGCTTATTTTGGTCAAACCCCTTCGCCGCGATTCCTGAAAATTGGTATCTTTGATGATGGTGTAGCTGAAGCCGATACTGATTACCCTGACGCATACTCTAAGATTGTTGCAATCGATGCCGACTGGTATGCCGTCGCTGCTGAAACTCGTGTAGCTGCTGACGTACAGTCCCTTGCATCAACTGTAGCTGCTGATGAAAAACTTTACGGTACTTCTTCGGATGATGCTGATATTCTTGATGGTGCTTCTACCACTGACATCGCATATCTACTGAATAACGCTACTCAGGAACGAGCTTTCGTACTTTATAGTACTGATCAGGCGGATGCTCCTGAAGCTGCATGGTTTGGTAAGATGCTTCCGACCGATCCGGGATCTGCTACTTGGGCCTTTAAGAATCTTGCAACTATTAGTGCGGACAATCTAACAAGTTCTCAGGCTGTTGCTGTTTTCGCTAAAGGTGGTAACACCTATGAACCTATCGCTGGTCAGAATATCACTCGTTACGGCACCGTAGCTACTAATGAGTACATTGACGTTGTTCGTGGTATTGACTGGTTGACTGCTCGTATGGCTGAACAGATCTATTTCCGTCTGGTGAATAGTCCTAAGATTCCTTACACTAAAAATGGTCAGGCAATTATCGAAGCTGATATGAAAACAGTTCTTGAGATTGCTGTTAACCGAGGTGTAATAACCGCTGGATATACTGTTGAAATGCCTGAAATTTCCGGTATATCTGCAATTGATCGTGCGGCCCGTTACATGCCTGATATTAAATTCTTTGCGACTCTACAGGGAGCAGTTCATACTCTCCAGATTCGCGGTACTGTGAGCGTTTAAGGAGGATATTTAAATGGCTGTACGTACATATGATCCAAATGCAATTACTCTTTCGTTCTTCGGTTATCCCATTAGTGGTTTCCAAGAAGGTACTTTCGTATCTGTTGAGCGTTCCAGTGAAACATTCGCTCGTGTTGTAGGGGTAGGTGATACATCTCGTACTCGTTCACATGATAAAGGTGGTCGAGTTACATTCACACTGATGCAGACTGCTCCTATTAATGATTGGCTTGCTGCACTGCTTTCTGGTGACGAAGCTGAGAATAATGTAATCGGTCCTGCTATCGTCCGTGACAATTCGGGTAACTCTACATATACTTCAACTGAATCGTGGTTGGTGACTCAACCTACAGGTGAATTCTCCACTGATCAGACTGGTCGTGAATATATGATTGAGTGCGCTGACCTTGCGATGTTCACAGGTTCTTCTGCTGATCCCGCAATCAATGAACAGGTACAGCAGGCAATTGCTGCCGCTGGTATCCTTAACCTTTAAAATAATAAGTTCTCGACCTTGGTGGCGTTCAATAATGTTCGCCATCTTTTTTAAGGTCATATAATAATATAACGGAGTCGAGCATAATGTCTGAATTTACAATCCCGTCTAAAGAAGTAACCATTGGTGATGTTGATTATCGTGTTCTCGCGTTCTTAGGAACCAAGTCAGTTACTCTTGTTGGTAAAGTAATGAAAATTGTAGGTCCTTCTATTTCTGAATTCTTCAATGAAACAGAAGACGCAACAACCAATGCTATTAAAGTATTCTCGCAAAGTCTTGGTGATCAGGATCTTGCGCCTATTGTCAAAGAACTGTTGGCAGGTGTTACGAAAGAAGGTAAAGCTGTAAATCTTGATCGAGACTTTATCGGTGAAAACTTCGCACATCTTCCTAAGCTACTTGTGGAAGTATGCATGTTTAATTGGGGGTCGGCATTTCGCGAAATCTCGATTTAATTACCAATCTGTAAAATCCTCGAAAGACCCCTCCGTGACACCCCCGCCTTCTGCTCTCCAGAGAGTCATTTCTGATAAGTTTTCAATCCCATTTGAGATCTATCGGATTACCACCAGCGAATTTCCTGCGATGCCTAAACTGCATGAACTCAACGCTTATTATACTTACGATATGATTTTAGACTTACTCGAAATGCTCGACGTGCATTATTCTCTAAATGAAGAAAATGTGTTGAAACAACGTATGGAAGCAGAGCGAGAAAGTAAACGGAGAAAATAATGGCCGCAGTAATTGACGTTTCAAAGCTGATTTCGGTGTTTGGTTTTAGAGTAGATGAAAAATCTTTAAAGGTAGCCGAAAGGAAAGTAAAAGCTTTTAAAGAAAAACTCAAAGGTGTTGAGGTACGAGTTGGTGTAAAATCCGCCAAAGAGGCCGTTCGCCAAGTCAAGAAAACAGCCGAACAAACTAAGAAAGTCAAACTTGATGCAGAAAGATCTTTTCGCAAGAAAGAATCTGAAATGGCACGGAAGGCTCTTAGGCAACGTCTGAATGAATTTCGACAACTGAAGAGAGCAAAGTCCCAAGCCGAACGGGATGCGATCAAGGCACGCACTCGATTGTTCAGCGGTAGTGCCCGTCGTACACGAAGCAGCACATCTGATGTAATTTCTTCAGTAACCGGACTCAATCGAGATCGCGGTTTAGGTGACATGCGCGAGTTCTATCGTCGTCAAGAGATAGCATCCGCAGCTAAAGCAGAAACTGATGCTTTCCGCAGAAAGATGAACAATCTTCAAGAAAGGATTCGACTGAATCGCGGCATAAATAAACTCGAATTGATCCGACTTGACTACTCTCGTAATAAGCTCAGAGCACAGAACGATCTTAATAAGGGTCTGATTAACCAAGCACAATACGAAAAAAGAATCAACGATACAATTAATCGTCGTCGTGAGCTGGGTCGTAGGTCACGAAACGTACCTTCCCCCGGAATGGGTGGTCGAGGACGAGGAGGAAGCTCTTTTGGTGGAATAAGACACTTCATACAAGGTGCTATGCCGGAGCTTGCTGCGGGTGGTGCTGCGTTCGGTTCTGTGTTTGCGGTTAGAGAAGTATTTAAAGGCACTTCCGAATTAGAATCCTTTGAGTCAGCGATGACTGCTGTACTTGGTACAAGTGAAAAAGCAAGATCTGAACTTCAATTCTTCATCGGTACTGCGGATAGACTGAATGCTCCCCTCACATCTGGCGTCAATGCTTATAAAGACTTCGTAGCTGCGATGGTAGGGTCAGATATATCTATTGAGAAGACCCGTGCTGCGTATGAGTCTCTTGCTAAGTTTGGTCGTGTTGTTGGTATCACTCAGGACAACATGAACGGTTCTCTAAGGGCCTTCAGTCAGGTAGCAAGTAAGGGTCAGTTGTATCGCGAAGAATTGCAGCAGCAGCTCTCTGAGCGTCTTCCCGGTGCTCTATCTATGGTAGCTAAGGGTTTGGGTGTAACAACCAAAAAACTTAACGAAATGATGGCAGCGGGTGAAGTTTCAGCCGAGATGTTCTTTGATGCCATCACCAAGTCAATGAATGCAATTGCTGATCCGGGACTAGCTGGAGCCATTGGTAATCTTGCTGGTACATGGCAACACTTCATAAACGTATTTCAGAAGTTTGTGGTATTTCTACGTGATGCTGGTTCCGCTGACATTATGAAAAATATCATTGTGAACCTTACTGACTTTGTAGAAGGTATGATGCCTGTACTAACAGTACTTGTTATATCGTTTGGCAGAGCTTTAGAGTTCGTTACGAATATTTTAGGTACTCGTGCTGGTGGATTTATTGCTTCCATGCTACTGGCATCGTTTGCTATCAAAGGTCTGATCACTGGATTACGAGGACTAGGAGTACTGATAGCCGGGATAACAGGTCTTCGCACATTGGCCGCAAGTCTCACGATTGTTGGTGCGGCTGCCGGTGGTGGTGCTGTAGGTGTTTGGGCAATGGTTACTGCTGTTGCGGCTCTTGTTGCAAAATTCACATTGTTAAGTGCATTTGTTGCAATACCTGCTTTTGTTGCGAACTTAGGATATGGGTTAGTTGCAAACGAAGAAACTGGCTCTCAGCAAGTTCTTCAGGATGTTGCCACCAAGTTTGGTGCGCGTGAAGACTTCATGGGTAATGTTATTAAGTCTGTACGTGGTGCAACAGGTATGGATTTCATAGCAGGGTTATTCTCTGATCAGAAAGATGCTGCGCTCAATAGGGGAGGTGGTGGTGGTTCAGGTTCAACCAGTAATAGTATCGAGATTAACATCAATGCTCCCGGTGGTGATCCTAACGCTATTAAAGAGGCAACCACACAAGGTGTTAATGACGCTTTGTCATCGCAAGTTAGAAATAGCTCAATGTCAACAGCAGGAGGGTTCAACTGATGCTGATCTATATTATGTCAGACCATGGGTTGTTCTCTCTTGATGCGACGG